ATCACCTGACGTTAAGCACTGGATGCCAACGCGTGAAGCGTGGGTGAAGGACCACCTGGCCAGCTGCCCTGACAACTTGATTGTTAGATTAAGCGCGCCAATGATTGACCAGCCCGCACCGTCGAGCTGGGTTCATACTTCAACAGTAGTCACCAGCGGCAGGACTTGCCCGGCCCCTGATCAAGGCAACGTTTGCGGCAGCTGTAGAGCTTGCTGGGACAAAGACATCAAGAATATAGCATACGGCGAACACTAAAATGCACGTATTCAAACATCCAAAATTTTATGAAGAGTATAGGCGTAGAGCCAAAAGAGAACAAGCCCGCAAGCGAGCCGAGGAAGGGGGGCGGGTGGGCCCGAAGGCCACAAGCTCACAAGCTGACAAGCCCGCAAGCGATCAGGCGTCAAGCGGTTCGCGAACCAACAAGCGTTGAATGTGGTCCCAGTCGTTCATTGCGAGTGTTGGAGTTTCCCTGTGGTCCGCAAGCAAACCGCGGATCGAGGAGCTTTCATAAAGTTTTACGTTACCTCCAAGAGGCTCTTGGAGTATGATAAAATTCCGTTTAGTTCTGGTCAGGTGAAATAGTTTTTGGTGTGGACTGAAGCTTATTTTTGGACCTCTAGCAATCTTCATCTCAACCATAAAAAAACCACAATTATCATTGTATCCCAACAGATCAGGCACACCAAAGGATGCCCAAGATTCCAGTCTAGTCCACTGGATTTTAGGTGTGTTCTTCTTAATTAACTTCCAAAATTTGCTCTCTGGTTTCACCGGAATTCCTACTTGATAACTACACTAAATTACGGTAAATTACAAGTATGACACAACCTAAAAGATTAACAGAACAACAACGTAAATTTGCAGAATTACTAGTTTATAATGAGGGTAAGATGTCTCCAGCAGAAGCTGCTTACGAAGCAGGTTATAAGACTAGAGCTAGAAAAGCTGCAGCAGAAATGCGTAACCCAAAATACTTTCCATTAGTCGTCAGTTATATTGGTGAATTAAGAACAGAAGTAAGAGAGAAGTATGGCATCACATTTGAAAAACACGTTACAGAATTAGCACAAATAAGAAACAAAGCATTAGACAATAAAGCTTGGAGTGCTGCTGTAAATGCAGAAGTGGCCCGTGGTAAAGCAGGTGGACTTTACATAGATCAAAAACTTGTGATGACAGGTAATATAGATAATTTATCTACAGATGAGATAAGAGATAAACTTAAAAAGATTCTAGATGATAATAAAGAAATAATTAATATTACGCCTGAAGATATCGAATCAAGTACACTAGAATTGCAAGAAGAATCCAACCTTGATTCTGATTCACAAGACCATTAATTTTATTAAATAGTTTTCTTGGTGACTTTTTTGCTAGTGACCATTTGTTTGTCACTCCTTCGTATAGTTTTGCCATTTAATTCTCCTTGTGGATTTGGCCCACGCAGTGGTGGTAGTTGGTCCCATTTTACGTTGGGCATATTCTTTGTTAATGTTTTATTTATCATTAGTTTAAATTTAATTTTTTTATAGATACTATCACAGATGTTGGAATGATAACAGTACTACCAATATCTTCAAATGTTGTACCTTCTTTGCTTTCAATGTAATCTCTGAAGATTCTAGTTACACCTTTACGTTGACTTAAAAGATACCCTTTAGAGACAGCCACAGGTAGCTTATCTTTGTCTAATGATGATAATGTACTCCAGCCATCATCACCTTCAATATCAACCCATCTTATTTCTACGAATGGATATTTAGAAATATCTTTTCCAAGTTGTTTATAAGGTAGTGATATAAATTTCTTTTTCTGTTTAGGCATAATCTCTTATACTGTATAGGGAGATTTTTAGGCAAAAAAAGTTTTTAAAAAAACAAAAAAATCCCCGCGCGCCGAATACATTTGTAAAAAATGTTGGTATACATAGCTTATTTAACTGTGCCAAGCTGTGCCAAGACCCTTGGCACACTATTATTCGCTTATACCAACAATAGTAAGTCAAAATAGGGGTGTGCCAACTGTGCCAGAGGTTTTTTTTACTTTTAAAAAAATAAAATTGCTCCAGGATTCCCCTATACACTGGCACAACTACCTGTCCTTTAGCCCCATTTTGGTCACAAATGCAACACTAGACGTATTTGTGCCATAATTGATAATTTTTTTAATACCTTGACCCTGTAATTTTATATCTGCGTAGGGTTTCCATTGCTTGCTAATCAAGTTTAATTCTAAAACTAAATTGGCCCATTGTTTGGGACTTATGTTTGTTGCTTCTATCGTTACTTTCTTCATACTTCCTTTCTTTAGAATGGTTCTAATGTAGGGGCTTTCACTCTCGCGTCCGCCCCTAGTTCCAGGGAACCTATTAACTCTGTTTATATGTTGGTGACTTAAATATTTTTAAGCTTTCCGTTTTTAATACTATTCTCTTTGGCTCTGGTGAGTTAATAAGCTTTGTTTCTTGTAGCTCTACCCTCCTCACAGCCTCCAGGTGTCCATCCATTGTCTCAATGTAGATAGGACAATCAGATATGATTGTACCCTTCTCATTGTTAGTGAATTTTCCCAGTATCTGTTGAAAATCTCTTATTCTCATCTAACCTCCTTCCTATTATTTTTACTAATTCATACCACTTACGGCCCCACATTTTTTTCATATCACCATCTGTTTTTCTATACATCGTATAGATATTATCCAGACGTCTTTGCTCTTGAGCTATAATACTCATCCACCCTCCTTAAAAAGTTATGCATATATTTTTGAAACTCCAAGCCTTCAATAACAAACTCCTGGTAATAATTATCTTTAGTACACATCATCACAACACCTTTTGTAATTTTTGTGTTAAATAATATATTATGTGCCATTGCGTATGCTGCAAGTTGAAGACAATAATCTTCAATCCACTCTCTACGTTTAGGTTTATTACTTTGCTTGAAGTCTATGATTGCGTCCTGGCCCTTGTGTATACCAACTAAATCTGTTTGACCTGCGTACAGTCCAGGATAATACAAAGTACACTCTGTCCCGTAATACTCTGTCATATTAATTAGTCCATTCTGAATAACTTGTATAGCCATATTGTGTGCTTGCTTACCAACTGTTGTTTCATCTAGATAACCTTCATCCAATACATACTTTTCTAATATCTTGTGCATAGCAGTTCCACGTGTTGCTGCTTCATTCATAATCCGCGCTGCACTGTCCTCGCCCACCCGTTCGCGCCACTTGGCTAACGATTCGCGCTTCTCGGCTGGCTGTGTGATGTCCAAGATGGTTGTAACACTCGGTAATTTTTCTTTATCAAACACATAGTGTCGTTTACCATTTACATTCTCTCGTTGAGTCTTGGGGTATCTATAACTATTATTTTTTTTCATTTTTAATTATCCATTTTAAAGCTGACGTAGTTGGATCAAAGCTATCAAACTTTGAGCCACAGCCGGTTAGTAATACTAATATAATTATTAATCTCATATTAATTTTTTTCCATCTTTTAAAAATAAATCACCTACCATCTTCGGTATAAAAGTACTATCTCCAAAACAAGAATTTCTAGGTAACATTTGTTCACGCCAATCGGGCTCTGGTAAAACTTTTAAATTCCACGCGTAATAAGAACCATCATCAAACCTACATACATATCCAGGAATCTTATCCAACACTTTACCTTGAGTAACTAAAAAATCGTATTTCTTTTTTTCAATCAAAGATCCATCATAACGTTCCGGAGAGTTTTTTCTATTCTTTAACTCTTGTATGTAATTAGTATTTTCTATATCCATCGAACTAAACTCTTCGCGTATCTTACGACAAGGGTCCTTATAAAAAATTTTCGTGTTTAACTCCTCAATCATTCCTTGTTGTGCAATTCTCCAATTCATTTATTTAAAACTATTTCTGTGGTAATCTCGTATGTCAACCACATTATTTTTTTGTAAAGTATAATAGTGTTCTAAAATTTTATTAATTTTAGGAAGTTTAGTATGAGAAAAAGGCCATATTAAAAGACATACATAATATGCATCTCTAAAGGTACAACGCCATCGCCATTGTTTAAGATAAGGTGTACCATTTACACGTTTACCATTAACTTTTTTAGGAGTTATAGTTCCAACTTTTAATGATTCGTGTACCCAATTCAAAACAGATTGATCAGTCATTGCAATCTCCATAGAGATACGCCAACAATTATAGGTATTAACTTTGTTACCTTTTTTCTTACGTTCAGGATATTTTTTATAGGTAATACTTCCCTCACCATCAAACAATCCTGCAATATACGCAGCTTCAGTTTCTGTCATTTCTTCTCCTTATATAACACCTCTGATTTATTATTATAACCATCGTAATAATAACCGCTTACTTCTTTCTTCCGGTTATATTTTTTTTTATCTTCTACTTTCTTTTGTCTAAACTTAGGAGTCCTAAGTTGTTTGGCTACAGGATTTTTCACTGTAGCCTCGCGTGATTAGCCATTGCTTCTAATACTTCAACAGTGGGTTCTGTTATCTCTATCTCACCTTGTGATTTACAAGTTGGACATTGATGAACTTCGGTATAAGAATCATTACATTCTCTTAAATATCCGTTGCCTTTACAATGATCACAAATAGCTTTATGTTTTGCTTTTTCCATTTGCTTTACCACCTTTGTTATCTAAAAAAAATCTAATTAATCTTCCAATCATTTTAGATCTTGTTCTATTAGTTTTTATTGCAAGCGTTCCTAATTGTTCCCAGTCTGTTTTGTTAACTGATAACGATTTATATTTTGCAGGATCTGCCATTGTATTCCTTTCTTTGATTTGTTCTTCTCATATATGGGAATATATGCCAAGAAAACAAGACTTGCAAGAAAATAATTTTTAATATAATATTGGGATCTCTTCTCACACCTTTTGTTTGTTCGTCCCTTTCTTGGGACGGGCAGACAACTTAGAATGATTCTAGATTATCTTATCAGGTTTGCAGGAAAATTTTGTGTAGGCTAAAATACTATTTGTCCATTCTGGGTCAAAGCTTGCCATTAGTGTATGTGAATAATTATAACCATAAGTTATACAGCTACTATAATCATCGAATAAAACTTGAGGTGTAGGTATAACTTTACAATCGTGACTTGCAATCTCACTACATAGAACCATTAATAAAACTACTTTGATCACCGGCCTTGGCCTTTGTAGCGTGTCA